CAGCATACGGTCCCTGTCAGCTTCTCTAGCAGCCGTCAGGTCTCGTTCTCGCTCAAGGTCTAAGCCAAGCTCACGAGCTAATGTCGCTTGATCGTCTAAGTATCCTGTCACTCCCGCACGGGCTAAGGCTTCGACTTCCTGTGCGCTTCTAACGCCTTCTTCAAATCGTTCCCTTGTGGTCGGCTCAGTAATCGTCAGACCACGAGCGAGGTTGCGGTCTGCCAGATCCTGTTGCAGCATCGCATCTCTACGTGCTAAGTCAGCCGCCGACTCATATTGCGGTGCGAGGACTCGCGCCTGCTCCAGTTGGCGATCAGCCCTGCCAAACTGTGCATCGATGTCCTGGCCTCGGCCCTCTAATGACCGAGCCCCTCTTAGGAACCCGCTGATATCAGCCTCGCGCTCAATAGCCTGTTGGTTTGCCTGCTGCGCTTCAAGGTCGCGTATTGCGGCCTGCTCTCGCGCATTCTGTTGCATCAACTGCGACTCCAGCGTCATCGCCGCTTGGCTCTCTATCGCATCTTGTTGCGCCTGACGGGCTGCTAGCGTGTCCTGGCCTCCCAATCGACCGACCATCTCTCCACCGGTCATGTATCGATCACTACCCAATTGCGCTAACTCTAATGCGGCCTCTAGCCGAGGGTCGTTTTGCTGGCGATACGCTTGATCGGATAGAATGTCGCTATAAGTGCGTCCGTAGCCCGACCGTAACTCGCCCAGCACATCAGCCGTATCTCCACCACCGCGCAACACACCTAAACGCTGAAGATCTTCAGTTGTCTGTGCCTCATCCCTAGCCTGCCGGGCTTGTAGGTCAGCCATCTGCGCTGCGGTCTGCGGGTCCATGCCTCCCTCGCCCATAAGGTTCTGGCGAAGGGCATCCAGCATGATCTGCTGTAGGTCGGTTTCGTATTTAAAGTATTCGGGGTCGTATTGCACATCGCCAGTAGCCAACATCTGCGGCGTTGTAAAGCCTGGATCTGTGATGTCGCTAATGTAACGCTGCGTTCCTATATTGGGCCCTCCAACGGGAGCCATGGCGGGATCGAACTGTATGTTCAAGTTAGGGTCGGCAACCCTTAACCCTGGCAACCCCTCACGAGTCTGAGCCGCTGCCTCTTCGGCACCAGTGATCAACTCGCGCTGCGTGTTCATCTGCTGCTGGCGCAACACTTCGTCTGTTACACCGCCCATAGCCTGTGCAGCTTCAGCCGAGGGGCCGGTGGGCTGGAAGGTTGTGCCAGTGCTTTGTGCCGTTGCCGTCACCTGTGGCTGGGCTACTGGCCCCGAAGCAGCCCCGGCTGGACTAACAAAGTCCTGCATCACCATTGCGCGAAGGCTCTCCATGTCACTGGGCAAATTTAATCGTCGCGCTGCTACGGCTGCGTCTGTTAAATTGAAATCTGTACGTCCTTGACGGGCTAAGTTGCGAGCTTTTTCCAATTCAGCTTGGTAATACTGCACCATGCCAGGGTCCAAGCCGCCTGACGTTGTTGACTCAACCACAGGGTCAACCACAGGGTCGACCACAGGATCGACCACAGGATCAACCACAGGATCAACCACAGGATCAGCAGTGGGGTCAACCACCCCCGAAGGATTACCCGGATTAATAACAGCGTCATATTGGTCAGACTTCAGATAAGACTTATGCGCGTCTGGAAAAAATCGTTGATAATCTGCAAATGACATACTACCCGACATTGGGTTACCGGCATCGGGGTTGGCGGTTATGTAATCGGAAAAACCCCTATTAATACCGCTTAAATACGTGTTTAAATCGCCCCCCTGCTGATAGGCTCCCAGCACATCACCCCGGAACTGCTCAGGCACACTCGCCAGCAATGGATCGGCTAAAGCTTGGTCACGAGTCCGAAATACTGAACCAATATCAGCATCTAAACCGGTACCCCTTAATGCGTCAGCCAAAGTGGATTCGTCGTACTGGCCCCACTTGGCTCCTTTTTTAATCTTTTTGTATTCCGGTGTATCAGCAAAAGATCCTGTAGCCATTATTCTACGCCCACTGTTTTACGCCGTCTGTATCGTCCCAGCGGCTTGTATTGTAAATTGACCCGCCGAAACGTAAACGGCTCATCAAGCGCATTGTTTGTATAAATCAATGCGGTGCTATTGTCGTAGCCCATAAGGTCGGTGTCGGTATATAGTGCAGAGGTGCTTCCACCCAGCTTTGACGTACCCAGCACAAACGAGCCGAGGCCTGCGCTCAACTCGCCCATCAAAATGCGCTCTGTGGTGCCAGTGATCTTGGAGGACTCCTGTAGCACTTGTACGTCATACTCAGAGTCCTGGGCATCGTAGTAATGCCGCGCATAGAGCCATCGCAGCCGCACATCGGCCCCCATAGGAGGTGGGGCTCCGGTCTTGAACTTTGCCGATATCGCCGCTGTATCGTCGTTGTTGTTTTTATCGTGGGTGTAAACGTAGCCATTGAAGCCGCCTGCATGGGGCTGGTCATCGACCAGGGCCGAAGCATCTCTGGCCATATTGGTATAGGGACCAAACCAGCAGTTAAGAGCGGTGTTGTAGACGATGACGTAGTTGTTGGTAGCCTGCGAGGTGCCGTAGGGAATAAACCACCAGACCTCATTAGTGGACGGGTAGTGGAGACCGTGCGAGAGGTGCAGCTTGGCGGTGTTGATAGAGTCCCAGAACCGAGAACCGTCTAAAGCCTGTGATATCTTTTGCACTTGGTTCCCGCCATCCCAGGCGTAGAAGCCGTCCAGCCTGGGAAACAACTGCAGGCCTGACGGGAGGTTGACGATGCTTCGACCTGACACGCTACCAGCCGGTGCGCGGCGTTGCACTTGATACGGCACCGTAGCATTGCCGGTCGGCGTTAGTACATGCACTCCCTGGTCGGTGTGAATAGCCAAGGCATTGCCGATGGGGTTAATGCCTGTGATATCGTGATCGAAGTTATAAAAACTAGTAGCACCCCACACGGTAATATCACCCGTGTCAGACCTCCATAGTTGATACTTGGCTCCGTTGACGTTGCCTATCCATAGGCGGTTGTCCCAGTAGGCAATGTGTCGGCCTTTGGTGAACCGACTGTCATCATCCAGCGTCCCGGCATTGGCTGTGCCGCCAGCCCAGGTGATCGCATCGGTATCCACGCCATTGGTCAGCACTAGCGTAGATCCCGCTAAGGCCCACTCCCATACGTTATCATCACCGGCGGTGATGGTGACTGAACCGGACCTGTCGGTGCCTGAGCCGCCGGTGATGTCGTAGAATTTATCGCCCGATATGGCAAAGGTCTTATCTACAGCCGCCAGGGTGACCTGACCCACTGCCGTGATCGTAGCCCCACTGTTGAGAGCCGAAGCATTGAACTTGGCAAAGCCTTTACGCTTCTCCACCTGACCGGCTTGGCCTACCCGGCAGTTAATCATCGAAAAAAGCGCATTGGGGCCAAGGTCCTCAGCGGGTTGGTCATACCGCACCCCCTTGAGCCAGGGACCGTATTGCACTGTAGCTGCACTGATAGCCATTACGACAACGACCCATTCTCTACGGCAAAGGTGAAGCCGTAGTCCATACCATCGTCTGTGCGCCTTTTGCGATAGGAGCGGTTGCCCTGGATGGCATTGTTTTGCGTCAGGGCCCGTTGTATCACCCGCTCCATCTCACCTCGGTCGATACCGGCCCCCTCCATATCGCCCTTTTCTTCTTTGTAGAGGGCCGACACACCAAACACAAGCGCAGGCTGCACGATCTTCGGCATGTAGATGTCTAGCGAGTTAGCATCGTCATCGGAATCGAAATCGGGTATGAAACCGTAGTAGCGATAGGCGATGACATCGGTGCCGTTGTCGGGCTGGGGATACAGGTCTACCTCGACATAGCCCGTAGAAGAGTTGATGCCGTTGATGGCCACATAGGATGCATCACCCGTGATCGAATGATCGGGGTCATCGGCATCCAGCGTCTGTGACGATATCACCAGCATCACATGATCCTGGGTCTTGTTGCGAAACGACAGGGGCTCCGCTACATCACTAGCCAGCGAATACGTCTGGGTGCCATTGGACACGGTAAAGGTCGAAGACTTAAACATCCAAAACCACTTAGCCCGACTCGACACATCCTTGGTGACGATGTTGAGATAGTCCCTCGCCCCGTTTTTAAAGGTGGTTGAAGTCGTACTAAGGCCTACCCTGCGCAGTGCCTGCTGTATAACCTGTAGGTTTGTCATCTAGTGCATGTCCGTCCAAGATCCATCGACATAAGCCTGTATTTTGTCGGTGCTGGTGTTGTATATAAGCAAACCGTTGAACGGGTTAGTTAGCGCATCACGCTGCGTACTCGTTAACTGCGGTGCAGCCAATGCACTGAACTGGGTAGCATCTCCGTAATAGGTAGAGGCATTCACACTACCAAAAACATTGAGGTCACCCGCTATATCATCAGCCATCGCTACTGGCTGGCCCCCGCCACGATCTGGTCAAGGTCATACTCGTTAAGGTTGTTACCGTTACCCTCAGCCCAGCGTGTCTTCCACACAACCACCGCTTCGGGCCCTCGGTCGGATATACGACTAGGCGGGTCCGGTATGAAGTCGGGGTGGTGCGTCACCTCACCAAAAGCTGCAACGGTGTTCTGCGTTTCGTTATGAGTCCGTGGGCGCACCTTTTTCCGAGCATGGGTCTTGTTGAGATCCAACGCGATGCGCACCTGTTCCTTTACCGAGTCATCTGCACTCGCAATGATAGCAGCCACATCTGCTGCGGTGACGGCCTGCCGCTCTGTTGGTGCTACAGCATCCGGTGCGGGTACGCCTGCGGGAGTAGGCAACGGTAGATCCTCCTGTACTGCTTTGGGCTTGGGCATTTTTGTCCTCTTATTGAGATAATGAGGGGTAGGCCACATAAGCGACCTACCCCCGCGGATTTAGGCTACTAAGCCTTGTATTACAACGCCTACGTGACCCGTATTGTCAGGTGCATACGCTGCGTAGCCAATCAACGGCTCCGTTTCAGCGTCCTTGAGTTGCACTGCACCCGCCACACCATCACTGAGCGTCAGGTTGTCGGCCACTGCAATCGTGCCGTCTGCGAGTATCGTAGCAATACCAGCCGTCTGAAACCAACCGTAGTAACCGCTGGTCATCGCCGTGGTGGTAACGCCAGCCACTACGTAGTCCGTAGCAGCGGTAGCACCAACGACATCATACCAGAGACCGCCAACGATGGCGATGTCGGTAGCCGTAGTCAGCGTCACTACAATAGGATCGAACAGATAGATATCCACTTTGCCACTCGTGGTAGCATCCGTGGCACTGTTGCTCTTGATCCGATACTGATAACCCTCACCCGCATCGTCCGTAGTCTGGAGCAATGCGCCAGCAAACTGATCCTTGGTGGCACTCGCCAAGGTGATCTGCAACTGGGAAGAGCCAGCCGCCGGGTCAAACCCATTAGCCGCTGCAATGACAATATTATCAGATTCCACTACCGAGGTAGCCGAGAGGTCTTGTGACACGAGCAGGCCAGCCGCTACAGCCGCTGCAGTTTTGCCGTAGCGAAACACGCGACCGTCCGACAGTTCGAGCTTCTCGCCAATGGGGTACACCGGAGTCGAAGACTCGGCGTACAAACCCTGGCCATACTGACTGCCAATGCCGGTACCACCAATGCGGTTGGTACCGAAATTGTGATTTTTAAAACTCATTTTAATTTCTCCTTTGTCCTTCTCTGGGACTTAAAGCCTCATTGGCTTGAGGCTCGGATTTATTAGGCTAGGTTGTAGATCACACCCTGCCTGCGCCTGTTGGAGGTGGTCAATTGTATTCCGGCGACCACGAACGCAGTCTTTGCCATTTGGTTAGCTGGCGAACGAAATTCTGTGTTCGAAAATTCCATGCCCTTCATCATCTTGAGCTTAAGGAAGTCAGTATTTATTAGGTACATCCGACCCGATCCGCAATCACGGTCATACTGCACCGGGATGCCTCGGAACGAAGGCAAACGACCGTCTACGCCGGGAGTACCTTTGGAGGTGATACGCTGGTAACCAGTGCCCTCAAAGATCTCTTCGAATGAGGAGTAAATCGAAGCTGTGGTAAAAATGGCCGAAGGTTCGATATTTCCTTCGCTCACATCCGTCCACGTAGTGGCCATCCTAAGCATACCCTCGTAAAAAT